GCCGCGCCGCCGTCGCCTGCGGCGCTGCCGGCCAAGGAGTCTGTGTATGCCGAATGCCCTGATGAACGATGACGCTGCTGCGATGTATGCCACGCGGTACACGGGGCCGAGGCCGGACAGGCCGGTGGTTAACGGGCGTGCGGTGGTGACGGCGGAGGAACTGGCGGATTTCCGGCGGTTGTTCGGAGCGGATAAGACGCTGCGGGATTTGCTGAATGCTGACAGGGCGCTGGTGCGGCCTGGGACGCCGTCGGCGGTGGACCCCCGGGCGCGTGGGATGCAGGGGGCGAACGTGGCGCCGGGAATGCCTGGGGTGATCCCGGGTGGTGGCGCGGGGCCGGCGGCGCAGGGTCGGATTCCGGGTGAGGTTGAGCGGAATGTAATGAATGCGCTGATGGCTCTGGGCCCGATGATGGGCGGGGTGCCGCGGGCGGCGAACGCGATGGCGGCGATGCCGCAGGGCGTGTCGGCAGCGCGGGTAATCCGCGATCCGCGGACGGGGTTGCCGATGCAGTTGCCGCGGCCTGCGGAGGTGTATTTGCAGGGCGCGCCGACGATGATGCGGGCGGCGCCGCGGCCGCTGCCGGGTGTGACGCGCTGATGCAGAGATTTAGCGCCCGCCGATAAACCCCGGTAAATTCGCTATAAATGCAGAAGCCGATATACACCGCGACCGAGGAGCAGGCGCTGATGACGCGCCTGTGGGAGCCGCGTATTCGGGACGACCCCGAGGCGTTTGTGTTGCTGGCGTTCCCGTGGGGGCAGCCGAACACGCCGCTGGCGGCGTTCGACGGGCCGCGGCGGTGGCAGCGGCGCGTGCTGCGGATGATCCGGGATCACATCGGGGCGAACCGCGGGCAGGTGGAAATGGACACCCTGCGGGCGGCGGTGTCGAGCGGACGCGGGATCGGGAAGTCGGCGCTGGTAAGCTGGCTGATTCTGTGGATGCTCTCGACGCGAATCGGCAGCACGGTGATGGTCAGCGCAAACAGCGAGGCGCAGCTCAGAGGCGTGACCTGGGGTGAGTTGACGAAGTGGTCAGCGATGCTGATCAATTCGCACTGGTGGGAAATCAGCGCGACGAAGCTCATGCCGGCGCAGTGGCTGACGCAGATTGTTGAGCGGGATCTGAAGAAAGGCACCCGGTACTGGGCGGCCGAGGGCCGGCTGTGGAGTGAGGAGAACCCGGACGCTTACGCGGGCACGCACAACATGGACGGGATGATGCTGATCTTTGACGAAGCGTCAGGCATCCCGGATCCGATCTGGGCGGTGGGCGCGGGGTTTTTCACGGAGAACATCCTCGACAGGTACTGGCTGGCGTTTTCGAACCCGCGTCGCAACGAGGGGTATTTTTTCGAGTGTTTCCACGCCAAGCGGGATTTCTGGAAGAACATCCAGATCGACGCCCGCAGCGTTGAGGGCACCGACCAGCGGGTGTACCAGCAGATCATCGATGAGTACGGCGAGGACTCCCGCGAGGCCCGCGTCGAGGTGTACGGGGAGTTTCCCGCTGCCGGCGAAGACCAGTTCATCGCGCCGCGCCTGGTGGACGACGCGGTAAAACGGGCGGCGTACAAGGACCCCACGGCACCGATTGTGCTGGGCGTGGACCCCGCGCGCAGCGGGGCTGACGCGACTGTGATCGTGGCCCGTCAGGGGCGTGATCTGGTGGCGATTCGGCGGTATCGGGGCGACGACACGATGACCGTGGTGGGACACGTGATCGACGCCATCGAGGAATTCCGGCCCGCGCTGACGGTGATTGACGAGGGCGGGCTGGGATACGGAATTCTGGACCGCCTGACAGAGCAGCGGTTCAAGGTCAGGGGCGTGAATTTTGGCTGGAAAGCCAAGTCCAGCGTGATGTGGGGCAATAAGCGCGCCGAACTGTGGGGCGCGATGCGCGACTGGCTGAAATCGGCGCACGTGCCCGTTGACCGGCAGTTAAAAGCCGACCTGACGGGGCCGAAGACGAAGCCCGACAGCAGCGGAACGGTGTATCTGGAGTCGAAGAAGGACATGAAATCGCGTGGTTTGGCGTCGCCGGACGCTGCCGACGCGCTGGCATGCACGTTTGCGTTTCCGCTGGCGCATCGGGAGTACAATGCCAAGGAGCAGCGCCGCTCGATCAGTGATCGCGGCGTGGTTTCGGCGGGTTGGATGGCTCACTGAGGGCCTTCGGGGGCGGTGATGGCAAAGAAATCCGTGTCTCTGAGCGTCGGCCGGGGCGAAAAACTGCCCACCGAGCGCGGCGCGGGCCTGACGGCCAAGGGTCGCGAGCGCTATAACCGCGAAACGGGGTCGAATCTGAAGGCTCCGGCGCCGAATCCGAAGACTGAGGCGGATAAAGGCCGGAAAGCCAGTTTTTGCGCCCGCATGGGCGGCGTCGCCGCGAAGGCCAAAGACGGCGAGCGGGCCAAGGCCGCTCTGAAACGCTGGAAGTGCTGATCATGCCCCAGAAAAAACCCGGCGACCCCGGCCTCTACGCCAACATCCACGCCAAACGCGAGCGCATCGCTGCCGGCAGCGGTGAAAAGATGCGCAAACCGGGCTCCGCGGGTGCGCCGACGGCCAAGGCGTTCAAAGAGTCGGCCAAGACGGCGAAGAAGGTGAAGTGACATGCCTCTGGTGAAATCAGCGTCTTCCGCCGCGTTCCGCAAGAACGTGAAGGCTGAAATGCAGGCCGGCAAGCCTCAAAAACAGGCTGTCGCCATCGCGTACAGCGTCAAACGCGAGGCGCAAAAGCCCGCGTCTGCGAAGAAAAAGTAATGGCGTACAACCGCACTTCCGACCCCACCGGCATCGCTGGTGCCCGCGTGGCCGCTGCTGGCGGCAAGCAGGACGCGGATTTTCTGGCTGAGATGCGTCAGCGGATGACCATGGCGCAGGCTGCGGTGTCGAATTCGCGGCAGAACGAACTGGACGATCTGAAGTTCTACGCCGGCAGTTCGGACAATTCGTGGCAGTGGCCGCAGGATGTGCTGGCAACCCGTGGCAGCGTGCAGGGCCAAACGATCAATGCCAGACCGTGCCTGACGATCAACAAACTGCCGCAGCACGTCAAATCGGTTACCAACGACCAGCGCCAGAACCGCCCCAGCGGCAAGGTCATTCCTGCGGACGACAAGGCCGATCCGGAGGTCGCGGAGATTTTCGACGGCATCGTGCGGCACATCGAGTACATGTCCGACGCGGACGTTGCCTACGACACGGCCTGCGAAAACCAGGTGACGTTTGGCGAGGGCTACATCCGCATTCTGACGGAGTATTGCGACCCCGACACGTTCGACCAAGACATCCGCATCGGGCGCATCCGCAACTCGTTCAGCGTGTACATGGACCCGCTGATCCAGGATCCGTGCGGTGCCGACGCGCAGTTCTGCTTCATCACGCAAGACCTGACGAAGAAAGAGTACGAGCGCCTGTACCCCAAGGCCGCGCCGGTTTCGACGCTGCTGTCGTACAGCGTGGGCGACTCAACGTCGGGGTACTGGCTGAACGAGAACATGGTGCGGATCGCGGAGTACTTCTACATCGAGAAGGAAGTCAAGACGCTGCACTTGTACCCGGGCGGCATGACCGCGTTTGAGGACTCGCCGGAAGACCAGCAGATGCGCGCGATGGGCCTGATGCCCATGCGCAGCCGGCAGGCCGAGCAGCAGCGCGTCAAATGGTGCAAGACCAACGGGTACGAAGTCCTCGAGGAGCGCGACTGGGCCGGCAAGTGGATTCCGGTGGTGCGCGTCGTCGGCAACGAGTTTGAGGTTGACGGCGAGATCCACATCAGCGGCTTGGTCAGGAATGCCAAGGACGCCCAGCGGATGTACAACTATTGGGTGTCGCAGGAAGCCGAAATGCTGGCGCTGGCGCCCAAGGCCCCGTTTATTGGGTACGGCGGCCAGTTTGAGGGCTACGAGCACCAGTGGAAGACCGCCAACACGACCAACTGGCCGTATCTGGAGGTCAATCCCGACGCCACTGACGGCGCTGGCAACTCGTTCCCGCTGCCGCAGCGTGCGCAGCCGCCGATGGCCCAGCAGGGCCTGATTGCCGCCAAGATGGGCGCCTCGGACGATCTGAAGGCCACCACGGGGCAGTACGACAGCAGCCTGGGCGCGACGAGCAACGAGCGCAGCGGCCGAGCCATTCTGGCCCGTGAAAAGCAGTCCGACACGGGTACGTACCACTACGTGGACAACTTGGCCCGTGCGGTGCGCTACGTCACGCGGCAGATCGTGGACCTGATCCCGAAGATTTACGACACGCAGCGCATCGCCCGGATCATTGGCGTGGACGGCCAGACCAAGATGGCGCGTCTGGACCCGATGCAGCCCGAGCCGGTGCGCGAGGTCAAAGACCAGTCGGGCGTAATCATCGCCAAGATCTACAACCCCGGCGTCGGCAAATACGACGTCGTGGTCACCACGGGTCCGTCGTACCTGACCAAGCGGCAGGAGGCAATGGACGCTATGTCGCAGATTCTGCAAGGCTCGCCGCAACTGTGGGCCGTGGCCGGCGACCTGTTCGTCAAGAACATGGACTGGCCGGGTGCTGACGAGCTTGCCGAGCGACTGCGCAAAACCATCGACCCGAAGCTGCTGCAGGATCAGGAAGACCCGGCGCTGCAGGCGGCAAACCAGCAGATCCAGGTGCTGACGCAGGAACTGCAGGGCATGATGCAGATGCTCCAGCGCGTAAACCAGTCGATGGAAGCGCAGGAGTTGAAGATCAAGGAATACGACGCCGAGACGAAGCGCCTGAGCGTGGTGCAGGCCGGCATGCGGCCCGAGCAGATCCAGGAGATGATTATCCAGACCATGCGGGATATCATGGCGGTGGGTGATCTGCAGGCTGCGCAGCGCCAGTTTATGCCGATGGCCCCGGCTTCGCCTGGCGGCATGCTGGGTGCGCCGCAAACGATGCCCGAAGGAGTTCCGGTATGAGTTGCGAGACGTTCATTGGCCACCTGTTCCTCGCGCGGGATGTGGCGCACTCTGCGCACCTAAACACGCGCTCCTATGCCAAGCACGTTGCGCTGAACGAGTTCTATGACGGCATCATCGACCTGGCAGACAAGTTTGCCGAGGCGTATCAGGGCCGGCACGGGCTGATTGGGCCGATTGAACTGCAGCAGGCCACCAAGACCAACAGCGTGCTGGAGTTTTTGCAAGACTCGCTGAAATCGCTGGAAGACATGCGCTACAAGGTCTGCGACAAGTCCGACACGCCGCTGCAGAACATCATTGACGAGATCGTTGGGCTGTATCTCAGCAGCCTGTACAAGCTCAAATTCCTTGCGTAAAGAAATATCATGGCCGCGTACAACAAGTTCAACGACTTTTCTGAGCAGCTTGCAAACGGCGTTCAGAACTTCGCCACGGACGTCTACAAGGTCGCCCTGAGCAACACTGCTCCGGTGGCAACAAACACGATCCTGTCGGACATTACGCAGATCAGCGCGGGCAACGGCTACACCTCGGGTGGCTCCACTACGACGATTACCCTCGCAGAGGTCACGGGCACCACGACGGTCAGTGGCACCCAGGTCGTGTTTACGGCGTCTGGCGGCAGCATCGGCCCGTTCCGGTATGTTGTGCTGTACAACGACACGACTTCGTCCCCCAGCAAGCCGCTGGTCGCATGGTGGGACTACGGCAGCAGCATCACGCTGGCTGATGGTGAAACGTTCACCATTAAATTTAGCAATACCAACCCCGGCGCAATTTTTACACTCGCATGATCAAAACGCTTGATATTGCTTGGCTGGCGGGTATCGTTGAAGGTGAAGGGTGTTTTTCCTTAAACCAGAAAAAATACCCAGCTTTGGCAATACGCATGAGTGATCATGACGTTATTGAGCGTGCTGCCAGTATTTTGCAGACAAGAGTGACCGGTCCCTACAAAACATCAGCAAAGCATAAGCCTACGTGGTTGTGTCAAATCAATGGCGCAAAAGCTATTGCTTGGGCTATGACGCTTTATGTTTTGTTGGGCGAACGTAGAAAAGAAAAAGTGCGAGAGTTGATAGAGGTGTGGAAGAAAAATGGATCTGTCCGTCCTCCTAGTCCTCCCCGCGCACCACGAGGGTATGTTACGTTTGCAATGTGCCATTCGGATAGGCCCGCAAGGGCCAATGGACTGTGCAAAGAATGTTATATGCGGCAATACCGTCAAAGTAAATTGACGGTTTCTGTTTGCGCAACTACGCTGGCTTGATCATGGTCAAGATCGACTTTGATTTCGACACCCCGCACGGGGTGTTCCGCGATGCCCTGCATCTGCCTGACGATCACGGCTTCACAGAGGCTGAGATTGAGGCGATGAAGGAGCAGCGGCGCGACAACTGGATTGCTGTGGTGACAGCGCCGCCAGCACCGGAGCCTGAGCCCGAGTACATCGAGATTGATGGCGTCCGCTACGTGAGGGCGTAATCATGGCCGACAGGTACTGGGTCGGCGGGTCTGGTAGCTGGAACAGCACCACCAAATGGTCTACGACCTCTGGAGGCGCGTCAGGCGCTTCCGTGCCTACGTCGGCCGACAACGCCATTTTCAACGCTAGCTCTGGCTCGGGAGCTACGCACTACACCGTCACTGTCACGGCCAACTCTACTTGTGCCAACCTGACGTTTACGCCGGTTGCGGCTGATGGTGTGACGCAGTTTGTTGTGGACAACGGCTTCGTCATTGCGGGCACGTTTTCTACCAGCGGTACGCAGGGTAATCGCAGGGCTTGGTTTAGGTCTTCGACCTACGGCCTGATGCGAGACATAAGCATCGCCACCATTGGCACGGTGACTGATGTGGATTTCCGCGACATCCGCGTCACTGGCGCAGGCGGAACCCTGTCAGGAACCAGAATTGGTGACCTGAAGGGCAACGTCAACATCACCTTCAGCGCAGCCAAAACTGTCTACTGGGTCACCCTTGCAGGCGGCAACTGGAGCGGCAACAACTGGGCTGCAAGCTCTGGCGGCGCGGCCAGCACGGACAATTTTCCGTTGGCACAAGACACAGCGACTATCGAAAACACAGGGCTGAATACGTCGGCTACGGTGACGATGAACAACGTCATCACCTACACAGGATCGGTGGATATGTCAACGCGAACGAACGCGATGACGTTGAGTCTATCTTCTGGATACGAGATCTACGGTAACTGGACCAACGGCTCAGGAACAACGCTGAGCGGAGCACAGACGCTGACGTTCTCTGGACGCAACACGCAGACCATCACCAGCGCAGGCAAGACGTTCTCGGGCGGCATCACCGTCGACTCCTACGGTGGCTCAGTCGAACTCGCTGATGCTCTCAACATCGGCTCCAACACCCTCACCATCACCAACGGCACCTTTGACACCAAGAACTACAACGTCACCGCAAGCTCTCTGTCGTCCAGTAACAGCAACGTCAGGACGATAACGCTGGGGTCGAGTACGGTGACGTTGAGTTTGTCAGGAGCTGCGTTTACATTTCTTATTTCGACTAATCTAACATTTAATGCAGGGACTTCACAAATCAATTTGAGTGCGGTAAACCCAACTTTTAGCGGTGGTGGACAAACCTTTAACAATGTTGCCTATACTAGCACAGCGGGAACTACGTTAGTTATTCAGGGTAGCAACACCTTTAATAACTTAACCGTCACTGCGCCATCGACCGCTGCAATAACTCAATACTCTATCACAGCAAACCAAACCATCACCGGCACCCTCACCGTCGCCGGTGCCACAGCCGTCCGTCGCATCTTCGTCCGCTCTGACACCCTAGGCACCACCCGCACCCTCACCGTAGGCACGCTGTCGGCCACAGACTGCGACTTCCGCGACATCACCATTGCAGGGGCTGCTGCAGGCTCTTCTCCGACCCGTGCAGGCGACTGTGGCGGCAACAGCGGCATCACGTTCCCTGCGGCCAAGACCGTTTATTGGAACCTCGCAGGCGCTCAGAACTGGTCTGCTACGGCTTGGGCTCCAAGCTCTGGAGGAACGCCTGACATCAATCAGTTCCCGCTGGCACAAGACACGGCGGTGTTTGATGAAGCTGCTGGCAGCGTGACAGGCACCATCACCATCAATGCCGCATGGAACATTGGTACGTTTGATGCGTCGTTGCGGACTAGTGCAATGACGTTAACAGGGTCAATTGCTGTTCAATTTTCTGTATACGGCAATTGGTCTTTTGGTACCGGTGTTACAGTCACAAATAATAGTAACGCCTGTAGGTTTCTTGGAAGAAGCGCATCAACTATTACATCAAATGGAGTGACTACGCCTTGGGAAATATACATAGAATCTCCTTTTGGACAGGTTTCTTTATCAGATGCTTTAGTATGCAGTAGTTCTATTTATGTTACTTTTGGAACTTTTGATGCTGTAACATATAACGTCACATGTTTACGCTTTGACTTTACAACAAATACCGGACCAAAGACAATAAAAATGGGTTCCGGCGTTTGGACAATTACAGGAACATCTAATATTTGGTTGGCGGCGAGTACTAATGTAGCCTTCTATAAAAACACAGCAGACATTGTTTTGTCTAGCACTTCTACAAGTGCTAGACAGTTTTCAGGTAATGGCCTTTCCTACAATAAACTCACCATCGGCGGCACCACCGGCACCTCCACCCTCACCATCACCGGCGACAACCAATTCACCGAACTCGCCAGCACCAAAACCGTAGCCCATACCATTGCCCTTGGCACTACAACGCAGACCTTCGGCAAATGGACGGTGACGGGCACAGTCGGGAATGTTGTCACCCTGACCGGCACAGGCACTGCCCACATCCTCGCTGGGGCTTGTACATCCGGCATTGACTACCTTGCGATGGGCTCGATTGGCTTTGCGGCCACAAGCCCTGGTGAGTTCTACGCCGGTGCCAACAGCACAGGCACGGCTGCAGCGCCTGTCTACCGCACAGCCAAGCCAGCCGACAGCACGCGCTACTGGGTTGGTGGAACAGGCAACTGGAGCGACACCGCTCGTTGGTCTACTGGGTCTGGTGGCGCTTCTGGCGCTTCTGTGCCTCGCAGCCATGATGATGTTGTCTTTGACAGTTTGTCCAACGCCACAGCCTACACAGCCACGGTGAATGCTGTCACTGGCGGCATTCGTTGCAAAGCGCTCACCATTGCAGGCCCTGCAAGCGGCAACGTGACGCTGGCGGGCAGCACAGCTATTGTTGGTATTCACGGCAACGTGACGCTGCCTGCGACAGGGCTGACGCGGACGTATACGGGCGCTATCACACTGTCGGGGTCTACGTCGGGGTTGACGTTGACGACGAATGGAGTTGTGCTAGCGTCTTCAATTGATGTAAACGGCGTCAGTTCTGAATGGGCGCTCGGTAGCGCCATTGATATAGGAAATTCTACAATAACCATTATTAATGGGCTGTTTGATTTTGATACGTACAATTTTACGGCGAGTTCTATTTCTAGCAACAACGCACATTCTAGGACTTTAGATTTTGGATCTGGAACTGTTGCTTTGTCTGCAAGCACACCAATAAATTTTGGCACGACCGAAACCAACGCTGCCAACTTGACCGTCACAGCGGGCACAGCACAAATTAACTGCTCTGCTTCTTCCCCCACCTTCTCAGGCAACGGCAAAATCTTCTACAACGTAGCCTTCACCAGCACATCCGCAGGCACCGTCACCATCAACGGTGCCAACAGCTTCAACAACCTGTCCTTCACCGGCATCACCTCTGCTGGCTTGAAGGTCATCAGCGTCACAGCCAACCAGACCATCACCGGCACCTTCACTTGCTCAGCAGGCACCAACGCCACAATGCGTCACTTCGTTCGCTCTGACACGCTTGGCACCACACGCACACTGACCTGTGCTGCCGTGTCCCTGACGGACGTTGACTTCCGTGACATCACCGTAGCCGGTGCAGCAGCGCCAGCGACGGGCACGCGCATCGGAGACTGCAAGGGCAACAGTGGCGTCACGTTCACGGCGGCGGCGAACAAGTATTGGAACCTTGCTGCTGGCGGCAACTGGGGAGGAGCCATTGGCTGGGCCACAAGCAGCGGAGGCACTTCTGCCATCAACAACTTCCCCCTGGCACAGGATACATGCTTCTTTGAAGCTACGGGGTTGAACAGCGGAGCCACCGTCACCGTTAACCAAGATTACAACATCGGCACCATCGACATGTCGGCTAGGACGACGAATACGATGACGTTGGCTTGCAGTCAAGCACCAACGATTTACGGCAACTGGATTAACGGGACCGGCACGACGTTATCTGGCGCAGGAACATTGACATTTTCGGGGCGCGGAAGTCAGACAATTACTAGCGCTGGAAATACGTTTACGCAGGGTATCATTATTAACTCTCCTAACGGTTCCGTAAATTTACAAGATTCATTAATTACAAGTAAAGACAGCGTTGGAATTAGTGTTGTTCAGGGCACTTTTGATGCTAATAGTTACAATGTAACACTTAGCAACGCTACCGGCAATGTTACATTAGGAGGAAGTCTTACACGTATTCTTAATATTGGGTCTGGCGCATGGACAATAGCAAGCTCCGGCACAGCTTGGAGTACATCCTCTACTGCTAGTCTCACCGTCACCGGCACAGGCACCATCAGCCTCACCTCTGCATCTGCCAAGACCTTCGCAGGCGGCAGCGTCTCCTACAGCGGCATCACCCTCAACCAAGGCGGCGCAGGTACGCTGACCATCAGCGGCAACAACACCTTCGCCAACATCACCAACACCTACAAAGCCACTGGTGCTACCACCATCAACTTCGGCACCACAACGCAGACGGTGGGCAACTTCACCGCTGCTGGTGAAGCTACACGGTTGCTGACCCTGACAGGTACGTCTGCGTCTTCCCCCTGCACGCTCGTCCATTCCGGCACAGGCACAGCGGCTAACGTGGACTACCTCGTCATTACAGGCGTGCGAGCGTACTGATGAGCAACTGGTACGCAGGTAATAACTCAACGAACAACGGTTCGTTCGGGTGGATATTTGCGTCCGGTGGGGGGACGGCCTACACCATCAACGCAGAATCTGGTGCGTATGTCATCACGGGCCAAGCGGCCACTTTGTTTGTAGACGCAATGCTTAATGCTGCTGCCGGCGCATACGCCGTCAGCGGACAAGACGCAACACTGTCGGCAGATCGACAAGCCAACGCAGATGCCGGCTTGTATTTAATTTCTGGGCAAACTGCAGAGTTTGCTACAGAACGTTTACTTTCGGCAGATTACGGCATCTACAGTCTGTCAGGCAATGCGGCAACGCTTGAACTTAACCGCTTTTTTAGCGCCGACAATGGCTCTTATGCGGTCACTGGACAAGACGCAAGTTTTGCAAAAACAGCGTTGCTTTTGGCCGATGCTGGCGCGTACAGCATCAATGGCCAGACTGCAACGTTGTCTATCATTCGCCCGTACCCGTTGCCCGAGGATGTAAGGGACGGTGTACAGTACGGCCCTGGAGGCATCTACGTTGGAACGATGTCGCCTGAGACCAGGGTGCCACTGCGGTCTTTTACTGGGAGATGTTAAATGTCCATGAACCTCAAAGCCGTAACTACCAGATTGGGTTACGAGCAAATCACCGGCCTAAGCGTCGTCAAAGGGCTGACAGTGCCAGTCACCGACTTGAATGGTCTTGCGTGCAGGCCCACAATTGCGCTGATCGTGGCGGAGTCAACAGCCGTTCGTTGGCGTGATGATGACGTGGACCCAACAGCCTCTGTGGGCATGCCGTTGGCTACGGGCGTCACGTTGCAATACGACGGAGACTTGACCAAAATCAAGTTCATTGAGCAGTCCGCGTCATCCAAGTTGAACGTCACGTACTACGCTTGAGGGGTGGAACATGAATGTTTTTAATGACTCTGGGCAGATTGACTCAGAAAAATTTTTGGACTACGCAGCTCGGCAACTGTCTTCGGACGTCGCCAACCTAATCAAGGTCCGCGACGAAATGGCCTTGCGCCAAGGCGCCCTGACGGCAGTTCAAGATGCTGCCAAGCTCAGGTCTGATGCGCAGGTTGAGCTTGCTTCAGCCAAAGACGCAGCTAGCGCCATGAAAACAGAGGCGCAGCGACAACTGCATGATGCGAAGCTGCTGAAGGAAGAGTTGGCGGCCAATTTGCAGGCCTACGACAAGCAAGCCGAAACGTTCAACCGCGACTCTACGGCCAAGTGGTCTGAGCTTGCGGCGCGAGAAAAAGTTGTTGCCATGAAAGAGGCTGACCTTGTCTCAAGAGAGGAAGACTTGCGTTTTGCCGCTGACAAGCTGCGGGCAGAGCGCGAGCAATTGAATGCCAAGATCAAGTCGTTCCAAGACAAGGTTGCATCTCTTGGAATTTAATGCGGTACACTGCTGACGTACCGGCCCGTTGACCGGGGATTCTTCGGAATCACATGGACGATACCCAACCTCTCGTAACGGACGCCCAGCCTGCGCCGGCTGACACTTCCGTGACGGCACCCGACGCGACGGCGGCGTCGGACTCTGCTGCGCAAGAACAGCCGGCCAAGTCTTTCTCGCAAGAGGAAGTTGATGCGCTGATCGCAAAACGGCTTGCGAAAGAGCAGCGCAAGTGGGAACGAAAGATTCAGCAACCGGCAACGCCGCCGGCACCTGCGGCAAGGGAAGTCCCGCCTGCTGATCAGTTTGAGTCCGTCGAAGCCTACGCGCAAGCGCTGGCGGAAAAACGGGCTGCAGAACTGGTTCAGCAGCGTGAAGTCCAGCAGCAGCAGGCGCAGGTTTTGGCCTCGCACGGTGAGCGTGAAGAAGCCGCTCGGGATCGTTACGACGACTACGAAGACGTCGTGTACAACCCCAAGCTGCCCATCACGCCCATCATGGCGCAGACCATCCAGGCGTCCGACGCAGGCCCGGATGTGGCCTACTACTTGGGCTCAAACCCCAAGGAAGCTGAACGTATCGCCCGCTTGCCCGCGATTCTGCAGGCTAAGGAAATCGGCAAGATCGAGTCGAAACTCGCCTCGTCTCCGCCGGTCAAGAAATCCACCGCAGCACCACAGCCAATCTCTCCGGTGACGGCACGGTCCACGGCAACGTCGCTTGACACGACGGATCCGCGGTCTGTAAAGCAAATGTCGCCGAGTGACTGGATTGCCGCCGAAAGGCAGCGCCAGGTCCGGCAGTGGGAAGCCCGAAACCGCTGAACTGAAGAAATAT